GCGCTCTCCTTGGCGTAGACTTTGGCAGTCGATTCCTTCGTTCCCTCATGGTTGATTAAATACGAAATAATATCTTCCTTTGAAACAAAGGGTTTTCCCTCGATTATCTCTCGATTACCTCGACGCCACGCATTACCCAGACGCCGAATATCTCCCGCAGCCTGGGTCTCCTTCTTTTTTGGTTGTTGCTCCTCCGCTTCTGCCTCGGCGAACACTGCGCCCTTGATCTCCTCGCCGTCCTCGTCCACCCAGCCGAGCGCCACGGTCTGCATCTTTCCGTGCAACGGCTGCGGCATTTCCGCGTCCTTCATCTTGGTGCAGGAGATCTCGATGGTGCCGGTCTCCTGCCGTTGAACGAGGATTGATGAGTCCACGGAGGCCTTCCAGGCGGAGCTCCCGCGGGCGCGCCCTTTGGCATCGACGCTGTTGCCGACGTGGTGGACGATGGCAACGCCTGCTTTGAACACGCTGGAGACGATGCCAAGCTGGCTCAGAAAGCGCCGGGCGTCCTTGCTCGAGTTCTCGTCGTTCTCCATGTGCGCGTTGAGGGTATCGACGATGATGTAAGCCACCTGGTCGTCGTCCGCCACGATATCCCGCACGGCACGGATGATCTGCGACGAGGCATCGTGCGCGTCGATATCAATGGCCTTGTTGGTGATGAGAAGATCGTCGATGCGATCGACGCCGTGGTGGCGGCACCAGGATGCGATGCGCTGGCGCAAGCCGTAGTGCCCTTCGCCGGCGAGATAGACAACGATGCCGGCTTTCGTCTTGAGCCCGCGCCACGGCTTGCCGGTGGCGATATGGCAGGCAACGTCGATCATCAGCATCGTTTTTCCGCCGCCAGACTCCCCGAACACCATCGACAGGGCGTTGTCGGGTATCCAGCCTTTCACCACCCACGGCAGCGGGGAGGGTTGCCCGAGATAAGATGTCGCCCGCGTCAGATAGTAGTCGGCGCTTTTCGCCCGCTCCTTCGCCAGTATCGCCTCGACCGCCTCCGACCCTATCGCCACGCTCGCCGCCACGTCCGCCTCGGGCTCGTAGCGCGCGACGGAGCGAGCGATCTGGCTGACCTCGCTAGTTGGGAGCGGGATCTCGCAGCGCGTCTCGTTGATGACGGTCAGCGCCGCCAGTATCTCCGCCTCGGCCATGCCGAAGCTGCGCATGGCGCCGCCCAGCGCGGTGAGGCCGCTGTTCCGATTGCCCTGAATGAGATTGCCGTTAGCCGCAGGCACGACGCTCTTACGCTGCGCCTGCATGGCATTGAGCCATCGGGTCTTGAGCGTCGCAGGCGCAACGCCGTCGAACGGGTCGGACGACGCTTCCCACTCATAGGTGTTGCCGTTGATCTCGGACGGGAAGGCCAGGAAATAGCGCCCGTCGCTCAGCAGATCGACGCCCTGCTCGAGCTTGCAGGAGCGCACGCCGTCGACGTAGGCGAAAAGCCAGTGCTGTCCGCCGCCTGCGGTGAGCTGGCACGGCCCGTCGTCGTCATGGTCTCCGTTGGCGTCTAGCCAGTCTCGCCAGCCGTCATTGCCGCCGTTGCGAGGGTCGATGTCGCAGACGATGAGACCGGAGACGGCGCCCGCTGCGATGCCGACGTTGTAGTCGGGGTTTTCCTGCCACCAGCGTTTGATCTGCTCGGGGTCGGTTGTCGCATCGTTGACGCCATGCCGGGTTGCCGGCGTCTTGGCGTTGGGGAGCACGGGCAGAACATGCCAGCCCCAGGATGCATATGCGAGTGCGGCGTCAGCCTTCGTTGTCATTCGTTTCTGCCTTTAGGTCTCCCTTAGACTTGACCTCAAGCTCGTACTGCCGCGCCATTGGCGGCTCGTCGCCCCACGTATAGATCACCTGGGGCCAGATCCCCAAGACATCCGCCAGCCGCTTAACGCTGCCGAAGTATTTAATCGCCTCTTTCGTTTTCATCCGCTCTCCGTGTCGTTTTTGTTTGTCGCGACGTGTTGACATGGTAAGCGGAAAGGTTGTATTGTTCAACCCATGCGCGAACGGATTCACCGAAGGCGCATGTGGAGACAAACATGGCTATTCAATTAAAACGCTCCTCCGCCATCGGGCGCTCGGGAGTCAAGCTGCTGGTATACGGCGCTGCTGGCGCAGGTAAAACGTCGCTCATCCCGACGCTGCCCAAGCCGATCGTGCTCAGCGCCGAAGGCGGCCTGCTCTCGATCGCCGACGCGGACGTACCGTTCATCGAGATCAAGACGATCGAGGCGCTGCACGAAGCCTACGACTGGCTCGTCGGCTCTGCCGAGGCGATGGAGTTCGAGTCGGTCGCGCTCGACAGCATCAGCGAAATCGCCGAGGTCGTTCTTAACGCCGAGAAGAAAGCAACGAAAGACCCGCGCCAGGCGTACGGCGCCATGCAGGAGCAGATGGCGGATCTCATTCGCGCCTTCCGTGACCTGCCCGGGCGGCACGTCTACATGAGCGCCAAGCTCGACAAGTCGCAGGATGAGATGGGGAAGATGCTCTACGCCCCGTCGATGCCAGGCAACAAAACCGGGCAGCAGTTGCCGTACTTCTTCGATGAGGTTCTCGCCCTGCGCGTCGAGCGTGATGCGGACGGCAACGCCTACCGCGCGCTGCTCTGCGATGGCGACGGATCGTGGCTGGCGAAGGACCGGTCTGGAAAACTCGACCAGTGGGAAGCGCCTGACCTTTCCGAGATTATTAAGAAAATCACGGGAGGAGCGTAATGGCCCTATTCGACAACTACAGTGTCGACGACCTCGCGGCCGACTGGCTTGAGGCGAAGCAGACCGAGCGCGCGGCGGTGGAGCATCGGCGCGACATCGAGGACGAGCTGATTCGCCGCCTTGAGATCGCGTCCGACCTCGACGGCACCGAGCGTCGCGAGCTGGATCGCCACGCCTTGAAGATCGTCGGACGCATCGACCGCAAGGTTGACGCCGAGATGGCGCAGGAGCTGGCGGCGGAGCATGGCATCGGCGAGTACCTCTCAACCCTGTTCCGCTGGAAACCCGAGATCATCCTGCGCGCCTGGAGCGCAGCACCAGAGACCGTAACCAACGCGCTCGCACGCGCAATAACCGCGAAGCCGGGACGCCCGAGCTTCAGTATCGAGGAGAAGTGAAATGGCAAGACTAGACATCGGATTCACCGCAGACGAACTGCCGGAAAGCCGCGGTGATTATGAACCGCTGCCCGAAGGTTGGTATTCGGCCGAGATCGGCGACGCTGAGATCCGCGTCACGAAGGACGGCACCGGCCAATACATCCGCTGCCGTTACAACGTCACGGGACCGACGAAGGCCGGGCGCGTGGTGTTCGGCAACCTCAACATCATGAACAAGTCGCAGAAGGCGGAGGAGATCGGCCGCCAGCAGCTCGGCGAGCTGATGCGATCCATCGGGATCGGACGCATCGAGGACACGGACCAGCTCATCGGCTGCCCGCTCCAGATTAAGCTGTCCATACGCCCTGCTGAGAACGGCTACGCCGCGCAGAACGAGGTCCGCGGGTTCCGTGCGCCATCGGGCTCCGCGCCTGTTACGGCGGCTCCTGCGGCGTCCTCAGCCAAAGCCGCGCCGCCCTGGGCGAAGAAGTAAACGACAGCCCGCGCCGTGCGCGTGGGCTCTCCACTGGAGAGAACAATGGCCAAGATCCCACCGCCCAGTAATACCATCGCCGGATTGATTGATGCCGCGCACGAGAAGATCCGCGAGGATAACGACGAGCCCCGCGAGCACCTCGGCTGCTCGGTAGCGGGCCATCCCTGCGACCGCTGGTTGTGGCTGTCCTTCCGCTGGGCGGTGCGGCAGAAGATCCCCGGTCGGACCCTGCGCATCTTCCGCCGCGGGCAAGACGAGGAGGCGACGTTCGTGCGCGACCTGCGCATGATCGGCGTCGATATCCACGAGACGGGCATCCGCCAGCGCCGAATCAGCTTCGGTTGGCATACGGGCGGCAGCATCGACGGCATCATCGAAGGCGGCGTGCCAGGCGCAGAGCGCAAGCGGCATATCGCCGAGTTCAAGACGATGAACACGAAGAATTTCGCCAAGCTCTCGAAAGAGGGCGTCGAGAAGGCGCAGCCGACCCACTTCGTCCAGATGCAGCTCTACATGCTGGCGACCGGCATCGACCGAGCGTTGTACGTGGTCGTGAATAAGGACGACGACAGTCTCTACAGCGAGCGCGTGCGCTTTGATGCGACGGTGGCGGAGAAGTACCGCGATCGCATGATTCGCATTGCTCAGACGGAGCGGATGCCGCCGCCCGTTAGCACCGACCCGAGCTGGTATGTTTGCCGCCTATGTCCAGCATACCAGGTGTGCCACGACTACCAGCTCACGAAGCAGACGAACTGCCGCACCTGCGCCCACGCCACGCCGCGGGAGAGTGATTGGCATTGCGCCCGCTGGGATGATGCCATCCCCGTCGAGGCGCAGCGCAGCGGCTGCCGCTCGCACGTCCTGCATCCCGACCTGGTGCCGTGGAAGATGCAGGAAGCCGAAAGCGAATGGGAGGTGATCTATCTCATCGACGGCGCAGAAGTGCGCAACGGCGAGACCGGCTACAGCAGCGCCGAGATCATCGCGAATCCGCTGCTCTGCTCGACGAATGATCCGATGGTTACCAAGCTACGAGATGAATTTAACGGTGAAATTGTAGGCTAGGGGAACAACCATGAAATATGTCATTACAGCTATCTTGATCGCGTTTTCACACTTTGCTCACGCCGAGACGTTTGCCGACACGACGAACAAGGGCGGCGGGAAGATCGCCGTCCTCACCGATTGGTGCGTGTCGAATACGTCGCTCAAGCGCGCCTACTTCTACACGAAGGACGGCTACACCGAGGACGGCTGCTGGTATCTCGACGGCGATACCATCGTCATTGAATGGACGAGCGAGGGCCGCAGACGTTATCCCGTCAAGATCTTCAAGCTGCGCAATGGTTATAGGGATTTCCGCTGATGCAGTTACGTGACTACCAGCGCAAAGCGATTGAGATGCTCTACGCCTGGTTCGAGCGTCACGAGACAGGCAACCCCTGCGTCGTGATGCCAACCGGGTCGGGCAAGAGCGTGGTGATTGCCGAGCTTTGCCGCGATGCGCTCCAGAAATGGCCCGAGACGCGCGTTTTGATGCTGACGCATCAGAAGGAGTTGATCGAGCAGAATGCGGAGAAACTGCGCGCGCTCTGGCCAGATGCGCCGCTCGGCATCTACAGCGCCAGCATCGGGAGGCGGCAGCTCGACCAGATTACCTTCGCGGGCATTCAGTCGGTGCGCAGCCGGGCGAAGGATATCGGGCATGTCGACCTCGCAATAATTGACGAGTGCCATCTCGTTTCGCACGCCAATGTCGGCAGCTATCGCCGCCTGCTTGATGATCTTATGGCCATCAACCCCGCCCTGCGCGTGATCGGCCTCACCGCCACGCCGTACCGGCTCGGGCATGGCCTGATTACAGACGCGCCCGCCCTCTTCGACGACCTCATCGAGCCGACGGACGTGCGCGAGCTGATAAAGGCGGGTTATCTCGCGCCGTTGAAGTCAAAGCACACGGAGTTGACGTACGACACCGCCGGCATTCACAAGCGCGGCGGCGACTTCATCGAGTCGGAGCTGTCGGAGCGCGTGAATACGACGGCGCAGAATGTCAGTGTCGTCGAAGAGATCATCCTCCGCGGGCGTGAGCGTAAGACCTGGCTCATCTTCTGCGCGGGCGTCGATCACGCTTACGCTGTATCCGAACAGATACGGGCGTGCGGTATCAATTGCGATACAGTCACCGGCGAGACATCGAAAGCAGACCGCGAGCGGATGCTCGAGGAGTTCAAGGCGGGACGCCTGCGAGCGCTCACCAACGCGAACTGTCTCACGACCGGCGTTGACGTGCCCGGCATTGATCTTGTTGCCATGCTGCGCCCGACCGCCTCGCCGGGACTATACGTGCAGATGGCGGGCCGAGGGTTGCGCATCGCGCCAGGCAAGACGGATTGCCTCATCCTCGACTTCGCCGGCGTCGTTGCCATGCACGGACCGCTAACCGATGTGCAGATGCCGCAGCCTGGCAAGCCGACGGGTGAGGCGCCGGTGAAGGCGTGCCCCGAGTGCGCCGAGCTGATCCATCTGTCTTACACCGTCTGCCCCGAGTGCGGCTACGAGTTCCCCCAGCGCGACCGCACACGCTGGCTCAAGCTGCACGCGGACGACATCCTCGGCACGTCAGAGCGGCGGATGGACGTTGCGCGCTGGATCTGGCGCCGGCACGTCTCAAGGGCGTCGGGCGCCGCGATGCTGCGCGTGACGTACTATGCGCGCGCGATCTCTGACGAGCCGTTGACGGAGTATTACCCCGTCATGCACGACGGCTATGCCGGGCGCAAGGCGCGGGGAGAGCTGGCGCATATTCTATGGTATTCAGCCGGAGAATGGATTCGTGATAACTCGTTAGACCTTGACGTTATCAGCCGCGCGCTGAATGATGCGCGACCGCCGAGGCGCCTGTTCTACA